TAGCTCTCGACATCCCCCCTGGGTTTCCAGGGCCGCTGACCTGCACGTATGCCCAAGTGGTCCAGTCCACTCGGGTGCCCCGGCTATGTCGCAGACCAGTAACAGCGCAGGTCAAAAGCCTGTAGTCGTTAACAGGCGTGGCTATCCTGGACGCATGCCAGAGACGCTTCAGAGGTGCGAGCACTGCGGGGGAGAGCTGCCGGTCGTGCACCGGTCGGACCGCCGCTTCTGCTCGAACTCGCATCGCGTCCTCGCAGCTCGGGCCCGCAAGCGCAAGCGCGACGCAGGCCTTGCCTCCGAGCAGCAGGCCCGTATCCCGGCGGAGTTGACGTCGCGTCCTCGCTGGGTGCGGCACAAGGGCAAGGTGCCGATGCGCACCGATGGCCGCTTCGCGTCGGTGAAGGACCCGTCGTCGTGGTCGGACTACCCCGCGGTGGTCTCGTCGAGCACGGGCGAGGGCATCGGCTTCGTCCTGACGGCCGGAGACGGCATCGTGGTCGTCGACCTGGACCACGCGGCCGAGGCCGGCCGGATACTCCCGTGGGCGCAGGCGATCGTGGATCAGCTGCCGCCGACGTACATGGAGCGCGGCCGGTCCGGTACCGGCCTGCACCTGTGGTTCCGTGGCGCGGTCCCGCATGGCCGGCGTATCCGCCGGGGGGAGTTGGCGGTCGAGGTGTACTCGGATCGCCGCTACATCATCGTCGGCGACCGGGTTCCTGGTACGCCGTTAAGTCTTGCCGTGCTGCCTGATGCGGCCGGTTTGGTCGCCTCGCTCTGACGCCCTGGCGGCGTCCCCGAGTTGGGGCGCTGTCGTTTCCAGCCCTCTGTGCGCCCTGGTGGCGCGCGCTGACCCTGGAGGTCGTCATGGGCGCTCGTGGACCTGTCGGTAAGCGCTCCGAGGAGCGCATGGGCCATCGCTCGAAGGAAGAGAAGGACTCTGTCACGAAGGCCCCATCGGGGCCGCCGGACGATCTGCCGGATCTGCCGGACGCTGATGCGCTGTGGCATCCGATCGCCGCCGACTGGTACCTGTCGCTACGGGAGTCGGGGCAGGCGGCGTTCTATCAGCCGTCAGACTGGGCGGTGGCCCGGTATGCCGCGGACCTGATGTCGAAGGTGCTGATGTCGGAGCGTGGCCCGAACGGGCAACTGGTGGCGGCCCTCAACTCGGTGATGTCGTCGTTGCTGACGACGGAGGGCGACCGGCGCCGGGCCCGCATGGAGTTGGAGCGGAAGAAGCCAGCCGCGCAGGGTGGCGCGAAGGTGACGGCGCTCGATGACTACCGCTCCGCCTTCGGTGGCTGAGCGGGCGGTCGAGGAAGTCCCGGACGAGATCACGCCTGTTGTCATCGGGCCGACGTGGACGCGTGGCGAGGACGGCCTGTTCGTCAAGCCGGAGTTCACGCTGGGCTGGCATGTTCTCGTCTGGACTGGCTCCTATCTGCAGCATCGCGGTGAGCGGTGGCGGTACACGAGCGAGCAGGTCCGCCTGGTCTTGTGGTGGTTCGCGCTGGATCCGGTGTCCGGCGAGTTCGCTTACCGGGATGCCGTGCTTCAGCGTTTGAAGGGGTGGGGCAAGGACCCGTTTGGGGCGACGTTGTGCGCGGTCGAGTTCGTCGGTCCGTCTCGTTGGTCGGGGCGTGTTGCCGGGCCGGATGACGAGAGTGGTGTGCCGGAGGGGCAGCCGGTTGGCGAGCCGCACCCGGAGCCGTGGGTTCAGGTGGCGGCGGTCTCGAAGGATCAGACCCGCAACACGATGATCATCTTTGGGTCACTGTTCACCTTGAAAGCCAGGACCGAGTTCGGAATCGACGTCGGCAAGGAGATCGTCTATGCCCACAAGGGGCAGGCCCGTATCGAGGCCGTGACTTCTTCGCCGCGCGCCCTGGAAGGCGGCCGAACCACGTTCACGCTGCTCAACGAGACGCATCACTGGATCGAGTCGAACCAGGGCCACGAGATGGCCGCGACGATCGAGCGCAACGCGACGAAGTCGGCCGATGGTGCGGCGCGCACTTTCGCGATCACCAACGCGTTCGAGCCTGGCGAGGATTCGGTTGCCGAGCAGACCCGCGACGCCTACGAGGCGGCCGAAGCTGGCCGCGCCGAGGACACGGGGATCTTGTACGACTCGCTGGAGGCTCCACCCGAGGCGAAGCTGACCAGGCCGTGGCTGGAGAATGTGCTGCTGGCCGTCCGAGGTGACTCGGTCTGGCTGAACATCCCCCGGATCATCAAGTCGATTTTGGACGTCCGTAACCCGCCTTCCCGTAGCCGGCGGTTCTGGTTCAACCAGATCGCGGCGGCCGAGGATGCGTGGCTGGCCCGCTACGAGTGGGATGCCTGCAAGCGTGAGGATCTGGCGCTCGCGGATGGCGACGAGGTTGTTCTCTTCTTCGACGGCTCCAAGTCGGACGACGCTACGGGCCTCGCGGCCTGCCGTATGTCGGACGGTCTGGTGTCGACGCTGGGCGTGTGGCAGAGGCCGCCGAACTGGCCGTCGCCGGAAACTCCGGGCTACGTGCCGTATCAGGTGCCGCGCGACGACGTAGACGGTGTCGTCGTCAACGCGTTCGGACGGTTCAGGGTGCTGGCCTTCTATGCCGACCCCGGCTCTGGCAAGGATGACGACGGCGAAATGTACTGGGACACCTTCCTGGACCGGTGGGGGCAGGCCTTCGGGAAGAAGCTCACTCTGCGGGCTGTGTCGGCCGGCCCGAAGGCGCACGCGGTCCGCTGGGACATGCGTGATCGCCGCAATCAGGAGACGTTCACGGACGCGGTGAAGCGCGCGCACGAGGATGTGCTGCAGCGGAATCTGATCCATGACGGCCACAAGGTGATGCGCACCCACGTGATCAACGCCCGCAGGCGGACGAATGCTTGGGGGATCACGATCGGCAAGGAGCACCGCGAGTCCGCCCGGAAGATCGACTTGGCGGTGTGCATGGTCGGCGCCCGCATGCTGCGGCGCCTGGTGTTGAACAGTCCGAAGAATCAGAAGCGCTCCACCGTGCGCGGTAAAGGCAGGGTGGTGGTGTTGCGGTGACTGTCTCGATCCCTGAACTGCCGCTGGTGTACTTGTCGGACGACGAGTTGGCGCTGATCAACCTGTTGCGCGCCGACATGCTGCGGGACCGGTGGGCGCTGCAGTTGCGGGACTCGTATTTCAATGGCGAGCAGCTGGTCCGGGACCTGGGTATCTCGATTCCGCCGCAGCTCAGGGGTCTGCATACGGTGATCGGCTGGCCGCGGGTCGGTGTTGAAAGCTTGGAGGAGCGCCTCGACCTGGAGGCGTTCCGTTGGGCTGACGGTTCGGATTCGTCGGAGCTGGCCGAGATTGCCGACGCCAATGACTTGTTCGACGAGTCGAGCCTGGCTCACCTGGATTCACTGGTGTACGGCCGCGAGTACCTGGCTGTCGGCTCCGGGGATTGCGGCGAGGACTGCCCGCCACTGATCACGGTGGAGTCCCCGCTCGACATGACGCTGTTGTGGGATGCCCGGATCCGCATGGGGACTGCGGCGCTCCGTGAGTGCCGGGCCGACACCTATCTGGAGTCGGGCCCCGAAGAGCGAATGATCGTCCTCTATCTGCCGGATCAGACCATCACGGCGCTGCCGTCGCCGTCGGGCGGCTGGGAAGTCATCGACCGGGACATTCACAACCTGGGTGTCGTGCCGGTGGTGCGGATGGCGAACCGTCAGCGCACCGCGGACCGGGTCGGCAAATCCGAAATCACGCCTGAGGTCATGTCGATCACGGATGCCGCGTGCCGGCGCCTGATGGGCATGGAGGTGGCCGCGGAGTTCTTCGGCGCCCCGCAGCGCTACATCCTCGGCGCCTCCGAGAGCGCCTTCCAGGACGCGGAGGGCAACGCCAAGTCGGCGTGGGAGACGTACATCGGCCGCGTGCTCGCTCTGGAGCGGGACGAGGACGGCAACGTCCCGGACGTGGGCCAGTTCGCGGCGCACGATCCGACGGCGATGACGCGGATCATCGACCTGTATGCGCGGATCATGTCGGCGCAGTTCGGGCTGCCGCCGCACATGCTCGGCTACACCACCGACAATCCGGCCTCCGCTGACGCCATTCGGTCGACCGAGGCGAAGCTGGTGAAGCGGTCCGAGCGCCGCATCCGCCGGTATGGGGCTGCGTGGCAGCAGGCCATGCGCCTGGCCCTGTGGGTGCGGGACGGTGAGCCGCCGGACAAGACGCGCCGCATCGAGACGGTGTGGCGCAACCCCGCGACCCCGACGGTGGCCGCGCAGGCGGACGCCACGGTCAAGCTCGTTGCAGCCGGAATCCTGCCTGCCGACTCCGATGTGACGTTGGAGATGGCGGGCTTGACGGAAGGCCAGCGGCAGCGGGTTCGCGCCGACCGCCGCCGGTCCGCGGGCCAGGCCGGGAGCAGCTCTCTGATGGATCGGCTGGCCGAGCTCAGCGCCGGGACCGGTTCACCGACTGTGATGTCGCCGGAGGCCGGTCTTGGCATCAACAACCTCTGACGGCTCTGCGTCGGCCGGCCGGTGGCGTGCCGCCCAGCTGGGGCTCACCCGGCTGCTCCTGCGGGATCTGCGCGGGGTCCGCCGGCTCATCAATCCGGCCCGGCTGCAGGCCTCGGTGCCGCCTTGGATCGAGGCGGTCGCCGCGATCGTGGCCCGCTACTCGGAGGTGTCGGCGACTCTTGCCGCCGACTTCTACGACGGGGAGCGGAATGCGGCAGGGACGCCGGGGGCGTTCACTGTGCCGCTGGCGGATCCTCCGCCGGGCGAGCAGGTAGACAACTCGATGTGGTGGGCGACGAAGGATCTATGGCGTCGCGAAGAGGCTGCCGCCACCGTCGCACAACAGGAGCCGCTGGACGTGCGGCTGAATGCGGCCATGGCCAAGGCTGATGCTGCGACGCAGAAGCTCGTCGCAGACCGTGGCCGCGTGACCCTTCGGCAGGCGGTCAATCAGGACGCGGGGGCCGTCGCTTACGCCAGGGCCGCGGCCCTGGGAGCCTGCGCGTTCTGCCGGTTGATGGCATCACGCGGCGCTGTCTACAAGAACGCCCAGACCGCTGGCGGCGATGCGAACGAGCTGTTCTCCGGCGATGCTTCGGTCGCGAAGTTCCACGACGGCTGCCACTGTGCGATCGTCCCCGTCTTTCGAGGTCAGCGCTTCGAGCTTTCGCCTCACGCCCAGGAGTGGGACCGCCTGTACCGCGAGTACGCGCAGGGCCATCCGGGCGATCAGCTCCGCCTGTTTAGGCGGGCCATAGCCGAGCACGGCTGACAGCCGCGCTCACCGTTCACCGAGGTCGCCCTGGTGGCGGCCTTTCTCATTTCCACAGCCCCTGGAGGGCCGATTCGTCATGCCTGAAGAGAACGAGAGCGTCGAGCAGCAGCAGGACGCCGGCACCGAGGAGGCCGTCGAGGAGACGGCGACTGAGGAGAGCGACACCACCGGGGTCACGGACGACGCCCAGGAGGCGGAGGCCGGGACCGAGGAGAAGCCGTTCGACCGGAAGAAGTTCGAGGCCGAGCTGCGCAAGAAGAACAGCGAAGCCGCGAACCTCCGCAAGCGCCTCAAGGAGCAGGAGCCCCTGCTCGCCGAGCTGCAGTCACGCAAGGACGCGGAGAAGTCCGACACGGACCGCCTCAACGACCAGCTGGCCAACGCGAACGAACAGATCACCAAGACGCGCCAGAAGTTGGTGCGCACACAGGTGCAGGCGCTCGCGATGACCGGCTTCGCGGACCCCGAGGACGCCGTCGGCGCCCTCGATCTCGACTCGTACATCGACTCTGACGGCGACATCGACGAGGCGGCCATTCAGGCCGACCTCCAGGCGCTCCTGGAGCGCAAGCCGCACTGGGCGAAGCCCCAGCCCCAGGAGGGCCCGCGGCGCCCGGCACCGGACCGCACTCAGGCATCCGGCGCCAACAAGACACGGACCCTCGACCCCGCCGACGAGTTCGCGGGGTTCCTCCATGCGCAGCTGAAGAAGTAGCTGCCGGAAGAAGGAATCATGGTGGCTACGGCCGCAATCAAGCTCAGTGACATCAACGCGTCACTGCTCCCCAACACCATCACGGCGCCGATCTTCGAGAAGAGCGTCGAGCAGTCCGCGGTGATGAGCCTCGCCCGGCCGGCGCCGCTGTCGATCGACGCGACCACGGTCATCCCGATCCCGATGGATGTGCCGACCGCGGACTGGGTCGGTTCGGCCCAGAAGAAGCCGCTCAGCTCTGGCGGAATCGACATCAAGTCGATGACGGCGAAGAAGCTCGCCGTGCTCATCCCTGTGGCCGAAGAGGTCGCGATGACGAACGCGGCCGGTCTGTACGCGCAGCTGCAGCGGGACCTGCCGACGGCGTTCGCCCGGGCGTTCGACATGGCGGCGATCCACGGCAAGACGATGCGGGGTGCGACCGGCCCGTTCACCGACTACCTGGCGATGACAACCAACACGGTCGCCCTCGGCACCGCGTCGCAGGGCACCGGCGGGATCTGGAAGGACTTCGTCGCCGGGATGGCGGAGGTCGTCGACGAGGACTGGGACTACACCGGCACGGTCGCCGACCACCGGCTGAAGCCCCTGCTGCTGCAGGCCACGGACACGACGGGCCGGCCGATCCTGGTGGACACCACGATGCCGGGTACGCAGCAGGCGTCGGCGGGCACGCTGATCGGCGAGCCGCTCGCGTACTCGCGGTCGGTGTCGGGCAAGCAGCGTCGCCAGTCCGCTTCGACGGACACGGGCCTGCGGGCCGTGGGAGGCGACTGGAGCCAGGCGGCGTTCGGCGTGGGCATGGACATCACGGTGCGGATCTCCAAGGAGGCCACCTACATCGACGAGGACGGCGGCGTGCACTCCGCATTCCAGGAGAACCTGGTGCTGCTCCTCGCCGAGGCCTACTACGGCTACGTGCAGGGCGACGCGCAGGCGTTCGTCACCTACACCGGCACTCCTTCGGGGTCCTGATGGCGGGGGCTGTCCTGGCTTCCGCGCCGGGCGGGACGCCCAAGCCACTCAAGGTTGTTGCCCGTTTCCATGCCATGCCGCCCGAACACAATGCGGGTGCCGAGCACATGCTGGTGTCGATGCTGCGCCCCCTGGTGGAGCGCGGCCACGACGTCTCCGTGTGGCTGTCTCGCTACGGGAAGGCGGCCAAGGTCTACGAGTACCGGGGTATTCAGGTGGTGCCGCTGCAGGCCCGTCTGGACTTTCCGTCGGCGGTCCGCCGGGCCGATGTGCTGGTGTCGCACCTGGAGTGCGTGCCGTCCACCGCATCGCTGGCCCGCGGCTACGGCAAGCCGATGGTGGTGGTGTGCCACAACACGTACAGGCCCACGTTCCGCGACATGGCCGCCGGCGGGACCGCTTTGGCGGTCTACAACTCGCTATGGATGCAGGCAGAGGCGGAGCTGTTCTTCGCCGAGTATCCGAAGTCGGTCCGGCCGGCCGATGCCCTGGTGGTGCGGCCTCCGGTGTTCGCCGATGAGTATGCGGTGAAGAAGCCGGGCGACCGGGTGACGCTCATCAACTGCAATGCGGAGAAGGGCGGCCACGTCCTGGAGGCGTTGGCCCGCCGCATGCCGGGCACCAAGTTCCTGGCTGTCACGGGCGCCTACGGGCAGCAAATTCTGCCGGATCTGCCGAACGTCGAGGTGCTGGAGCATGTCCCCGGCGATCAGATGCGGGACCGGGTGTACGCCCGGACTCGTGTGCTGCTGATGCCGTCGTCCTACGAGTCGTGGGGCCGGGCCGGCGTCGAGGCTGTAGCGAGCGGCATTCCCGTTCTGGCTCACCCAACTCCGGGCCTGTGCGAGTCGCTGGGCGAGGCCGGAATCTTCATCGACCGGAACGACGTGGACGGCTATGAGGCCGTGCTGCGCAAGCTCGCCACAGCGGCCGAGTGCCGGCTGGCGTCGAAGCGGGCTAAGGCCCGTTCCAGAGAACTCGATCCGTCCGCCGATCTGGCTGCCTGGTGCGGAGCCGTAGAGGGACTGGCTGGATAGGAGGCGTCGTGGCTTTCACCCCGCCGACTGTCGAGCAGCTCGGGTTGTTCCTCGGCTTGGACGAGATCGACGGT